TAAGAATTTATCTACCCAATAATATGAGTCAATACCTTCTTCTAATATTCTCTTTTGTGCTGCTTTAACATATAAATGTAATTTAGGATCTTTTTTGCTTACACCTTGACGTTTAATCAACCAATTTTTAATCTTTTCATATGGTGGCTCTTTCTTCCATATCCAATCCTTACCTGTATCTGATGCTGCTACGGCCCATTCTTCACTGCCTATCAATTTTGCTGCCTCATCATACACTATACTATCTTTTTTATCACTATCGTCAAAATAATATGTACATAGGTTACTAAAATCATCCCTCATCTTATCTCTTATTTCTTCTCCCATTTCACGCATCATTCTCTTTCTAATTTTACCCCAAGAATGATTATTGATTTTAAGCCATCCGGTCATGGTAAAACATACACTTCCTCACGGTCACGTATGAGTTTATCTACATCTTCTTGCCATTTCTCCATAGCCTGTTCTTTATTGATAGAACCACCAAATTCAAGGTCATCCATCTTAATTGAGGATCTTAGTAAATCAATACATGTTAGTTTAACTACTGCGTCTTCTATGTCATCTGGTACAGTTGTTTCTCCATATCTGTATGTTACTCTTATCCTGTTTCTTCTTAGGATTGTGAATATAAGCCCCCTTAGATAGATCTCTCCTTTGATATATTCTACCTCATAATTCTGTTGGCTTGCTGCAGTACATTCCCATTGACTGGTTGAACCTTTCCATAATTCAATCATATCACCGGCACATGTATCTAATGCAGTACAACTACAAGCACATACTTTGATATTTCTATGTTTAAGTGTAAGCATTGTACCCCATCCAAATGTGTACATTAATGGTAAGTCAAATATTTCTGTGGATGTTTTAGTTCTCCAAGCATGTCCTGTTCTACGGTCAACCCTATCCTCAGCTCTTTTGATTAATTTCTCAACCTGGGCTATAGAAGGACTTGTGCATGCTGAAATTGTTATTCTTAGAAAATCTGCTACATCTGTGGTTGTTGCATAACAAGTTGCCATATTATATAAACGTTCTAATAAGATTTAAAGATTATTCGTAGATGACTACTAGTCTTCCTGTGGTGCCAGCAGTATGATCTATATATATACCATTCTTAACTGGATGATTGATATACGGCATTAGGATAGGACCATTAGTTATTGCATTATTATCTACTGTGAATATAGAGTCCCCGTTTCCACCAGATAGAGTTGCACCACTTGCTACGATAGTACCTTGTGCTGAAGATATGTCTATTAGGTTTGCTTCTGTACCTATTGTACCAGCAGTTACTGTAACTACGGCTGCACATGCCGCTGCTGTTTGATCTATAGTTGTGACAGTTATACCTGTTCTACAATCACATGTAATTGATGCTGCTAAATCTGTGGCTGCTGCACAGTCTGATGTATCTATTGAGAATTGAGTATTACCACCTTTGACTCCTGCTACACCTGTATAAACTAAACCATTAACTGTTACTGTATCACATGCTACGGCACATGCCAATGTGAAGGTTCCAGTTGCTGCTGTTGCTGCTGTGCCATCTCTAATGATCCAGGTATTATCTCCTGACTCTGTGACATATGCTGCTTTTAAAATTCCGTGACCTGTCTTTGCTAAGGTATCTGTAATAGTAACCTCAACTAGATTATTCTTGTCACCCATGTATTAAGTTATATAAATAGATATATAAGGATTATGATATAAAAAAAGAGTAGGCACTATTTCTAGTAGCCGAATACTCGAATCTTGATTGCCAGACTGTTAGTAATTGCTGATGCATTTGCTAACTCGGTTAAAGCTTCTGGGGTTGTATTGACACCTGCTGAATCGTCATTGATATAGCCGTATGCTTTTACTTTACCTGTAGCTGCTGCATTTAAAGCGGCTGGCACGTATTCAAGTAAAAGGCCACCATCATTTGAAATAACTGATGCTTCCAAAATGGTGCTCAATCTACCGCCCAGTGAAAGGTCAACTGTTACCCCACATGTTGCATAGTTATCACATGCTCCAAAAGTAACATCTACTATTGTTGTTTTCAATTTAGATGTTAGTTCGGATTGTACGGATAAGGTTTTCCCTGTAAGATTTTCCCAATCTGAATCCACTGCGACTGTTAAAGCCATATATAAATGTGGTCAAGATGATATATAAGGATTGGTATAAAAAAAGTCACCTAAAACACCCACTGTTTTAAGGTAATTGGGTTCGTATGTGGTTCGATTAAAGTTTAATATCTCTAATCTTACCTTGAGCGATGAAACTTCTACAAACAACTTCACCCATAGTTCTGAATACACCTTTCTCAACGAATGCATTGTTGATGAATGGATAACCAGGACTTCTGCGTGTTGCTTCATAGTATTCTGTTGGAATTGATACCATAATACCCATTCTTGGATAACCATACCCTTCTGCATCAGATGTATCTAATGCAAATAGTCTACCAACTTCTGATGCGTCACAAGCATTGCTTGGGGCGTCTTTGGTTGGAATGAATGGAACTCCGTAAATAGAGTCTACATGTATACCTACACCAGTTCCTTTGAATGTTTGAATTCCGTTAACGTCAACTTGGACTAATGCTTCACCGTATGGATTTGCAATACGGACAGAAGGCATATACAAGCCTTGGATTTCGGAATAAACTTCGTGTGAACCGAGGAATACATTTGGATCTTTACCAGCTTTCTTTCTAACGTCTCTGAGGAATGTTCTAAGAACATCATCAGTCATAATACCATTAGTGCCGATTGTTCCTGATGGAGAAGACACGGTAGAGTCATAGGTAGTACCTGCGTCTCTATCAATTGGACTTGCACTTGCTGTTGCCCAAGGGTCATAATAACCGTCTGAACATCCGCCTAGTGCGTCCTCTTCTGCATCGGATGAAATGATACGATCTAGTGTCTCCCAGTTGAGAGTACCAGTGTTATCATTACATGCACCTGCACAAGCTGCAACTGCTTCCACATCGGACATTAACATTCTGTTTAACAATTCTTTATGTTGAACTGCCATGAATAATCTAAGTGAACCTAGACCACCCCAGATGTCGTCTTTACTGTGAGTAGCTAACCACTCCATTACCTCTGAGGCACTGAATGGTAGTTGAGCTGTTTTTGGTTTGACATCGATTTCTGCTAGTGTTGGTTTTAAGGTATTGGCAATTAAACCACCTTCGATTGTACCACCCAATGTAGTAACACATGTATTAGCACATGCACCGTGAGTAATACTATCGGCTTTAGCGGTTATAACCCTCCATCCACTCTTGTCCCACGGGTACTTTGGTAAAACACCAAAAGCATTGGCTTCCATGTTGAGCTGAGCCCAAGCATATGCACCAAATATGGCGTTAAAAGTTCCTGTGGTTGAAGTTGTGATTGGAGAATCTGCCTTTCTCAATGAGTTGCGGTTGTGTCCATAGTAAAGTGCTTCTAGTTCGTCAATAGTATTTATTTTTACCATTGTGGAACCTCGCCTTCACCTGGTTGTCCGAACTCACCACTAAGAATACGCTTACCGATTGAACTAAGTCCTTCTGCACCAACTTCTCTAGAAGCCTTCAACACAGGGTTGAGTTCAATACCAGATGATTTCTCAATGGTATCTAATGATGCGTTTGGTCTTGGTGTTTCGGTTGTAAAAGCATAGTTTTGTTGAGAAACTGATTTTTCTTGCATAGATAGATTGGATTTGTCATCACCAGTTGAATTTTCTGGATCTGCTTCCTTAATACCTGCTTGTTGGGAATTACTTTGATATTCATCAGGGGTCTTGACTTTAGCACCAATATCGTCTTCTGCTGAAACTTTTGGTTTCAACGGTAAGTCGGTTGGTTCTTCTAAAGCTTTTAGACGTGATTCAAATTTATCAAGGGTTTCGCCTACATAGCTGATGTCATCTCTAAGTCCGTTAATATCGAACCCTTTAATGACGTCTGCAAGAGCATCTAAAGATTTTTCGACTTTATCGTCTTTTTCTTCGGATTCCTCTTCTTTGCTTTCTTGCTCATCTTTATGATCTTTGTCGTCAGTCATGTTGTTACCATTTATATTGAATTTGATATATATAAGGTTTCTTGATACATTTATATAGGACTAGATTTCATCTACTTTTCGTATTCTTCGTTATCATTACCGTTAGCATTGTCATCCCAACATGATGTACACTTTTCTTGTATTACTTTACGTGGTTGTTGTTCTCCTGTACTCTGTTGTGCATTGTCATAGGAGGCCCCCGTTCTAACTCCTCCATCTCCGTGACCAGGATCTGCAATATTTGTAGATTTATCGGTAAAAGCCTCTGCTAATTCATCTATATTGGTCCTTAAGTTGTCTTTTTTACCACCTTCTGCGTTATTTGCTGCCATTCCACGATCAAATTTGATTAGTTCTTCTACAGTTTTTAATTTACTTGCCAAGTCAGGATCTAATTTACCCATAGTATGTGCGTCTGCTGCACTCCAAGATCTACCATCATGCTCCCCAATACTGTTAGCATGTTGATTTCCGGTTTGTCTTCTACCTACCTTAGATGATGGTATATCACCTGTTTTTACACCTAACTCTTCTCTCTTATGGTTTAGTTTATTTTGTTGACTACTAGTTAATTTTCCTGATGATTCAAACTCTCTAGAATGTTCTAACAATTTCGTCTTCTTTAATCCTTCTGCACCTTCCTCATTTACTGGTTCAGATACATGTTTAGGTTGAATTTTAGCCTGTGGTGATTTAGATTCATCGTCTCTAGTGACCCCCGGTTCTCTACCAAAGTTACCATTTCCTGGTTCTGACCATGTACTACCACATCCTTCTACCTTCATTAACTCAAAAGCCATTTCTAACATCTTTAGTTTATTCTGTACATCTGTTCTCTTTCGTCTTGCTGCCATTCGCCTTGCACGTTGTTCTTCTGTTGCTATTCTTTTAGTATTTGGTATTTTATCTTGATGTTCTCTTGGTTTTACTTCTGTTGTCATATTATGGGCCCTCCCACTTTGACTAGAATATCTACTTCTTGGGTTAGTTTTGACTGGTTTCTTGTTACTCTGTGCTCTAACCCATTTTGGTATTCTCTCTTTCTTACCTGTAATTATATTGACAACTTTTGCTGGGATTTTTTTACCAGTTTCTTTATCTTCTATCGTTTCTGTATATTGTCTACCTATTGTAGGTTTTGCTCTATTAGGGTTATAATCATCATCGTCACCAAAGCCTTTAGCTAAAGCTTTTTTTTTAAGTTCTAAAGTTAGCACTAACATCTTTAATATGGTTGCAGTTTTCTTTCTTTCAGGTCCTTCTGGATGACCACTTACATGTTCTAGTTTCTTTTCTTCTTCTAGACCTGCGTCTTCTAATGCTTCTTTATTATCTTCATCTTGTGCTTTACCATCATATACCATAGGATCTTCTTTCTTCTCATTTGCTATTTCAGCCATTAGTTCTTTTTGTCTCTTTGTTGGACCTGAGTTGACTGGGTTATTAGTGCCCTCGGTTCCAGTTGTTACGGCACCTCCATCACCACCATCTTTTATTTTATCAGTTGATGGAGGTTCACATACGCCTATTTGTTCTTTACGTGAGTAAACGGCATCATCTTTAGAGTGTCTACCCTTGAATTTCTCTCTATCAATTTCACTCATATTCTTATACATATCATTATTTTGACCTCTGGTATCACGATCAATGGTTTCCTTTGCTTCGTTTAATATAGGTTTATTATCTAATGGTAATTTATCTACACCTTGTTTTCCGTCTACGGCATCTTTCAATACATCTTGGTCTATTGTGTCTTCTCTTAGTTCCCTATCCTTACCTTCAATTAATGATGAACCCCCATTATTCTTACTAGTACCATGATATGTTGAACCGTTCTCTTGTGGCTCTCCTCTGTTGTTTTCTAACTCTTCGTTAGTTGGTGCTTCTTTCTCTTTAAAGGCTTCTGATTGTTCATCTCTGTGTTCTGGTTTATTTGAACCTGTTACATCTGATAGTGGTTCCCCTGTTTTCCATTTGTCTGCCATATTTTCATCATATGATATCTCTTTTTGTCCTTCTCTACTTATCTTACCTCCACCATGTCTATTATTAAACTGATGACCAAACTCACTTGCATTTTGACTATCTGCTGCTGGACAAGGCATTAATGAACCATGAACTTTACTTGGTGATATTTTTCCATCGATCACAGCATCTTGTTCTTCGTTACCTGCTATCTTACCTGGTTTTTGATGACTAGGTGTATCTTCTGCTGCTATGATTGGTTCCTTCTTTTCAATATAACATTTAAATTTATCACATCTGATACACATCTTACCATTTCCTCTATCTGTTGTATTGCCGGCCATTGCCTTTGCTATATCATTATGTTGAGTAATAAGTGCTAATGGTACTGCTGGCTCTTCACATACGGCTACTTCGTATTGTTCTAAATCTTTAAGAGCATATGCTATTGACCCATCTTTCTCTACGGTAGGTGTTCTGCCTGTTTTAGTTGCACCACCGAATGATAGTCCTTTATACTTTCCATTTTTAATTGATTTCCATATCTCATCATCTAATTGATAATCTTTGAATATTTCTCCTTGTATTGTAATTGCTGGAAATTGTGTTCCGTCTGAATCTGTTACGGTAGTTGAAGCATAATTGATTCCTTTTCCCACTACTCTGTTAGAATGTGTGTCTGTAATAGGTCCCCCTCGGGCAATCCAAATTGGTAGGACTTTGAGTAGTTCATCTCTTACGGTGATCTCTCCCTGTTTATCTTTCATTTCTACGGTTAATACACCTTCAAACAATCTTCTGTCACTTTCTACGGCAGATAGATCCTTGGTGATTAGTTTAGAAAAAAATAAACGTTCTCCCATAGAGATTTATAATCTTCCGTGGTATATATTAATTCCCTCTAGGAAGTTACGTTTCTGTGTTTTACCACATCTGCTAACATTACGCCTGCTAGAGGTCCTAATACTACACCCAATGCTTGGATGTCAGGTAAAGGAATTTTATCTAGAAACAGTGCAATTCCAGCGATGCCTGTATATGCCCATAGTGCATGATACCTAAGAGCTCCTTTGCTTTCAAACATACCCATAATACTTGAATGCTCTATATAAACTTATCATATGGGACATCTATTGTCTGAGCGTAAGATCTCATGTGTTAGTAAGTCTTTCACTAATTCTTCATATTCAGAGTCAAGATCATCGTGATATTTTCTACTTCCATTGTCTAATCTCTTTGCTACAATTACCATAACTCTCTTTAGTGCAAATATGTCATCCCTTAATACCGCTATTTCTTTTGAGTTATCATTGATTGTTTTCTTTCTTTGTTTAAAGAAATTGAATATATACGCTCCTAATGTTGATACTACTAATAATACTGCCCCTGCGACTATTTCTCCTAAAAATTCAACCATACACTTATATATTAATAATATTATTTAAAGAATGGGTTTCAGTTCTTTACTCTGTATTAAATCTATAATCATTGACTGGTTTCTCATTATAGAGTCTGTGAATTCATCACGTACATTAGGCCATATAGAGAAATATCCACAACCCCAGCAGAACCTGAAATGGTATATCTGATCATATTCATCTCCTTCATCATGTATATGACGTTCAATCTCATATCGTGTAATTAACTTCTTACAATGTTTGCATTTGTTGAAGTCTTTGACAACATGTGATGCGGCCATACCCTTATATATTAATGGGTGTATATAAAGTTATGACGAATATATCCATGTATGTGTATGAACAATTGGCTGATTA